GCTCTTCCCGGCCTTGCTCATGGCAATCGCGACGGCCTGCTTAGGGGGCTTCCCGGCTGCGATCTCGGCCCGGATGTTGGCCTGAATGGCCTTCTGACTGCTCCCCTTCTTCAATGGCATTGCGCCACCTCCTGCAAAAGGTTACTTCGGAATCTCGCTGATCTCAGCCAAGATGCCGCCGGACGGTGTATGAATTGCCTTTGTGACTTTGAACTTGGTTCCACGCGGATACAGCACTTCCGCTTCCGTTCGTCCCTGCATTGATACCCCGGTGATATCAACGCCGCTCTTGCCGTTCACCACCAGAATCACGTTCCCCTTGTACGTGTCCTTGCTCTTGAACGCCTCAGCCTCTCCCGATGCTGCCTTGGCTCGCGTCGAGATATAGGCATCGTCCGTGAATGTCCCTCCGGTTTGCAGCATTGAAGCGATCTTTCGACCGGCTTCGGTTTCTGTATCAATCTGGAATGATCGCAAAGTCCGCCCCGGCTTCTTGGGTGCACGTTCCAAATAACCATCGAGGGACTTTGTGATCTTCTGCGTGTCAACGCTTGGTTTTCCGGATCGCAGTTCAGAGTTCACTTTCTGGAACTTGTCCGTCGTATAGTCCTTCACGGCATTGATCTGCGTCGCCGTAGGCTTCTGTTTGGGTGTCTTTTTTTTTACAGCACCAGACATAGAGCCGCCCCCGCCTCCCCCGCCCGCACACTGATTTCCCGGCTGGAATCCGCCTGCACCGATGCCGCAATTCTCCTGCAGATTTCCAAGAATGGCCCGGGCTTCGGGCAGGGTAGACACGCTCTCCAGTGCCGCAGTCACAGCCGCCGACAGTGTGCCGTTGTTTTGGCGACAGTCGCCACAATCGCAGGACTCGGAGACGTTCCCCACGATGCCCGCCGCCCAATCAACGCCAGTTGTCCCGCCCCATCCCAACCACGCCACATGCCCTGCATCCCGCCACGGCTCGGCCTTGAACTCTGGCGACACCTCCGCGTTCTTCCGGTGCCGTGCGAACGCTGCCATCCTGCCGACCGTCTCGCGGGAGAGTCGCTCCCCGCTGGCCAGTTGATTGGCACGAGTCCAGCCGACTTGCGTCATCCCCTGCACCGCGTCGCCGTGCTCATCTCGCCAGCGAAGCACCTTCTTCGCGTTGTTCCTAGCGGCTTCCGGGGCATCGTAGGATTCTTCAGCCTCTCGCATTGGGAAAGGACTGGGGGCCGCAGGTGGGGCCGCCGGTGCCTCCTCCGCTCGATTGCGTTGTTCCTCCTCCCAGTCCAGACCGGCCTGCCGTGCCGCCGTCCGCTTCGAGAGGATGCCCGCGTTCAACTGGATCGCCGCCACGTCTGCCAACTCTCGGGCATTGCGACTGGCCACGCTGGGCCGCTGACAGGTGATCTCGATGGCCGCTTCGATCTCCTGCCACGGCCTCTGGGGAAGAATTCCGCGTTCCCACTCGTACCGCAGCACCTTCCACAGCAGCCGCATCAATTCACGGCTGTAGAACGCCTGATCGGCCTCACGGGCTTTCACGAACGGGCTTTCAGCCACCAGCGTGCTGCTGTAGTTGGCATTGCTCGCATCGCCGGACACCATGTACTCCGGCATCGCCCAGCGGACACCAATAACCCGCAACATGTACTGCGAGACTTCCAGAAAGCCGCTGTTGCGTTCCGCCCCCATCGGCCCGGGCTTGTAGGTCAGCCCCGGCGACGGCTTGAGGATCGTCCCCGGCTTGTACCGTTGGACGTTCTGCGGCTTCGCGCCACCGCCGACAATCTGCCGCCCGTACTGTGCGACGGCATCCGATGCCCCTAGCGTCTGGATGCTCGCTTGGCTCGTCCCCGGGGGGGCTTCCAAGATCCACGCGATAGCGGACTGCAGGGCCGCACCTTCAGCCATGTTCCGCCGCAGCTTTGCTTCTCTGGCGATCTCCTCCACGATCAGGAACGTATCAGACACGCCACGCTTGGCGTTCCGCGAGACGTTCCGCCTGATGTGCAGCATCCTCCGCTCGGGCACGTAGTCCCAATCCATGCCGCCATCGTCTCGCGACAGATGGTAACCCATCGCGATGTGCGGACGGCTAGCAGGAGAACGGATGCCGAAACTCCACGAGGTGACGCCGTCGTAGTCCGCCAGCCATTCGTCAAGCTGCCGCGTGTTACCCGGCTCTCGCACCTGATCGGGCTCGACGACGCACAGACCCGGGCGTCCCTGTTTGCCCGGCTCAAGATAGGCGAACACCTCGCCATCCTCTCGGCTGCGGTGATGGAGTTCGCGGTCCAGCGTGCCGGTCATGTCTACATCATCGACGAAGCGGTTGATGATCTGCTGGCACAGATCGACAAGCTGCTGATCATCGCCCTGTGCGGTGAACTCAAAGCCTGTCCCAAACGTGTATTCCGCCAGCCGATCCAATGCAGCCGCGTTAACGGGCGTCAGCAGTGCCAGATTGCGGGCAGCACCACGGATGTATGCCAAATCAACTTCCGAGTCGTAGTACGGTTTGAACCGCCCATCCAGCCGATCTGTAGCACTGGTGAATGGGTTGACTGCCGTCGGATAGCCGAAGGTGGGGTCATCGTACAGGTAGCCCCTCCGGTCGATTGTCTCCGGGACGAACGCTTCCATCAGGTTCCGTATCGCTTCGCTCATTGTCCCGCCTCGTCCTTTTGACACGTCGTCCGCACCGCAGACACTCGCGGTACTCAATCCGCCCCACGCTCGACCGCACCCGCATCGGATGCCCGCAGACACACAGCACAATCAGACTACGATATCGGCCTAGGCTCATGGAGTGAATGCCAGTTCCTCCGCGTCATCGTGCATGGCTGCCGCTGCCCCGTTGATCGCCCGCACCGCCATCTCCAGTGCGTCTGGTCCGTCGTCATGGTCGCCTCTGGGGAACTCGCCCAACTGATCCAGCAGCAGCCGACAACCTGCACTGTCCCTGAAACGGAACAGATCCGCCGCCAGCAACGGGCCGAGACTCGACACCCGAAGCACCTTGTTCCCGGTGTTCACAATTGTCTGGAGAGGCATCGACAGCCGTCGCGACATGGCAGCCGACTGGAATGATTCCGCCAGCACACGCTGGAATCCGTTCCCCTCCAACACCATCAGGTTAGCTCGATGCCGTGCGTACATCTCGACCGCATCGACGGCTATCTCTGTCTCGCTCCGTCGTCGGATGTCCGCATCCACCCACAGCTTGCCAGACGCTCGCCCCACGAAGACGATGGCCGAGTAGTCGCCCTTGCGGTCGTCCGCACCTAGCGACGGATCGACAGCCACCACGCAGAATTCGAACGCCTCAGGCCAGCGGGCTGCCTGCACACGCTCCCCGAGGTACTGGCCCCACTTCGATTCGCCCCACTTGCCGGGCCGTTGCTGGAACATGGCCCGCCACCAGTATTCCGACCGCTCCGCCCGCATCTGCTCCAACTTTGCAGCAGGGTATCGTTCAGGCCACAACGCTTCCCCGGGCTGTCTCCCGAGGGGGTCACCATGCTCGGCCAACGCTGGGAGGGTCAGCCGTCTGATCTGCCCGCCGCTCTTCAGCAGCCGCCCGAATATGTCGTCCTCATGCCATCTGGTCATAATCCCGATGACGACGCCGCCGGGCTCCAATCGCGTCGATGCCGTGGACTGCCACCAATCCCAATGGTTATTCCGCGTCGTCTGGCTCAGGGCCTCCTCCGCGTTCTTGACGGGGTCGTCAATGATTAGCAGGTTCGCACCCCGCCCCGTCATCGGCCCCCCGACGCCGGCTGTCGTCATCCCCCCGCCCGCTGTCGTGCTCCAGTCGTCCGCCGCGTGATTGTCGTCAGCCAACCCCCGCCCGAAGATCGGACAGCTTGCCGACTCGAACACCGCCCTCGCCTTGCGTCCCCAGCTTCTCGCAAATGTAGCCTCGTATGCCGCCAGCATCACCCGCCGATCTGGCCAGACCCCGAGATACCACGCGGGGAGGAACTTGCTGACCAACTCGCTCTTGCCATGCCGGGGGGGAGCCTCGATCAACAGGATAGGCTCAGTCCTGCCGGTGATCGTATCGCAGATGGCTTCCGAGATTGCCGCGACATGCCGAGGCAGCAAGAACCGCCCGTCAGTTGCTGCCCGGGCAAACAGTGCCGGTGTCAGACACTGCCTCGCCCTGTGCCCATCGGACATATCCCGGCTCCTGAAGCATTGCCGCCACCGTGTCCGCCGTCCCGTTGACGTTCACCTGCACCGCAGTCGCTGGCGCTGGCTCGTTCTGCCCATGCATCGCCACGACCACCTTCGCCGCGTTCACCCTCGCCCGGACTTCCTCGTTCCGATCCAACGCCACCCGCAGAAGGGCAGCCGGAAGAACGGTCATCGCCTCATCAGGAATCACCCAGCCTTTCCGCACAGCCGACGCAATCAGCCGCAGATCCTTCCCCGGTGTCCGAGGGTCGATCTGTGCCACGGTGGGAACAGGCGGGGGAGTCGGCTTCGCACCGCCCCCCAATCCCCCCTTTAGCGGCTTGTCATCGGCTGGCCTGATCATCCTTCACCCCCGGGTGTCTGGAGCGAACGGGTCGGAATTGCACCGCCCCTTCCCGACTGGTTGCCGGGCGTGCCGCTATCTGCACCTCGTTCGCGAGTCTTCCCCTTGTACATCCCTGCCCCTAAGCGATCAATCTCGCTGAATGGCAGCACCGGCACCGTCAACCTCTTACGGGCGTCCTGATCGATGAAGTAGACGTAGCGTAACTGAAAACCGCTCTTCGGCTTCCATCCCGCCTCCTTGTATTTCTTCATCGATGACGCCCCAGTCTCGCAAATGTGGCCGCCCTTGGTGGTGGTGGTGCGCGAGATGACCGCCTTCGCCTGCTGCTGCTGCTTGCTTCTGCCGTCGGTCAAGCTGGTTCGGCTAAACACCTTGCCCTCTGGGGCTTCCCAGATCTGGTTGTTCTCCTTGATCCCAGTCAGCACAAACCCACTCGCCCGGTAAATCGTTCCGTCCCCGCATTGCGTCCCGTCCGCGAATGACACGACCCACTTGATATGAGGGTACGTCTTGCGAATCCACCGCATCGCATAGCCTAAGCACCGGCTCTCCCCATTGCGTGGCAACCAATCGGCAAACGCCATCCGGTTCAGTTCAATGAACTCGTTCCACAGCGTCCCCCTGACCAGCGGCTGAATCTTCCGCTTATCCAGCGACGGCCCGAACTGCATAGCGCCGCCACACTTCCCATCGAGGAACACCCCGAGGTGAAGTTGCGAATTGTTGACCACCTTCCCGCTGTAGTGCAACGCCTTGACGATCCGGTTTGCATCGCTTGCCGAGATTGGCCTAACTTCGAGACGCTTCGCCTCACCCACAGAAAGCCTCCGCGATCAGGGTCAGTGCATTGCCGTTGCTGTTCTCGTTTGGCGACTCGCTGAAGTCCCCTTCTGCCTTCGCCTTTTCAATTGCCCGCTTCAGAATCTCGACCTGTGAATCATGGAGGGTGAACGTCATCTGCTGGAATGGCTCGCGGTCGCCGTCCGCCAAGTCTGGGGCCATCGCCTCCGCCGCGTTGAATACCCCCGCATCTTCCGCCAACGCCGTCAGCATGTCGGCAAGTTCTTGGCTCCCCGTCTCCACATCCTCCAGCAGTGCCCGCAAGGCGTCCGCATCCGCTTCGGCCATTGCCCCGAGGGGATCAATCGTCGCCAGCAGCTTGTCCGCCTCTGCCTCGTTCACGTCCAGCACCAACACCGGTACATCGGCGTTGCCCAACGTCTCTGCTCTCAGATGCCCGTCAATGAGCTTCAGGCCGCCCTCTGGCGTCTCATAGGCCAGTACAGCACCAGCGATGCCGACTTCTGCCAGAATGCCGCGCAGGGCGTTCGCCTGCCCCTCTGGATGCGTTCGCCAGTTCTTCGGATTGGGCTGGAGTTGTGAGGCGGGAACGTAGCGGAGTTCCTTCACCCGGTTGCGAATGTTCAAGAGTCCCTCACCTGCAATGTCGCCACAAACACGCGGGTATTGCTCCCGCTCGTCGTCCCCGTCACCGTCAGCACGTAATCCGTTCCAGCAGTCCCCCCGCTGATCCGTACCTTCGCCCCCTCGTTCGCTGCCACCGTGCTGCCCGTGAAGCCGTCCACGAATGCCGATGTCTGAACCGTGGGGCTTCCAATCGTCAGGCCAGCCGTGGCCGAAGTCACCGTGACGCCGGACAGCGTTTCGCCGCTCGCCAGCAACGGCCCGAAGTCTAAGCCGAACAACACCGACTCTGACGGGTGTTTCCAGAGTACCCTCTCTGCTGCAATCATCGCTCCCGACTCCGTGCTGTGTCTGGCCGCTGCCGTGCTCTCGCAACGTCTGGCCGTGTAGATCGCATTGTCTCAGGCCGATGCCTTGCCCGCCAGACCGGAATCGGGACGCCAGTCTCTGCCGGTGCCTCAGTGCCGTAGCCTAGAGTGACTATCAGCGACGGGCTGCCCCATGCTCCCAGCCCCATCGTGAGAACGCTTGACGGTGTTCCGTTCATGTCGCCTCAGTGATCGAGGTTGGGGCCGTGGAGGAGTTCAGCGTGAATGTCTTCGCCGTGGTGCCGTCGATCTTTCGCAACGTCTTCGTTTGGTCGCTGATCGAAGAATCACCCATGTGCGCCAGCAATTCAAAAGCCGCTTGGGCCAGAGTCGGGGCAACACCTGCAGCCCGGTAGCTCTCAGTCATCGCCGTCGTCAGTGTCGCTGTCGCAATCTCGGTTGCCGCATCGCTGGCCAACGCCGCCGCATCAATCGCCCCCGCGTCAAACGTCGTGGCGTGAATGCTGCCCGGCTGGCTCTCGTGGATGTCTGCCGCTACGTGGCTGCTGCCAGTGACTGCCACCTCCGCCTGTGTGTTCGTTGATCGCAGGATACGCTGCCCGAAAGATCCCGTCACCGTGTAGGACGCGATCAACGCATTCCACACCGCCCCCGCGTTCTCTACAGCAGTCGGCAGTGCATCAAGTTGCGTATCCAGATTCGCGGTTGCCATCCCCAACGCCGACCGCGTTCCAGCAGCGTCCAGTGGTGCCGTGTATCCGCTCGTCGCCAGCCGTGTTGACGTGGCCACATCGATCCTGCCGAGTTCCGTGGAAAGCTCCGTCCGCAC